TCACGAACTCTGGCAACTTGGCGCGCTCGCGGTTGAGAAACGACTCAATGTCGTTGAAGAATCCAGCGCGGGCCGCAGTAATGGTCGCTTCCGTGCGCACTCCGTGGACTTCGTCAAGAGCTGCTTGCAACGCAGGCCAGTTGACGTTGGGGTCTTCCTTATCAAAGATCACCCAGCGGTCCTGCCAGTTGGTCTTGCGGTAGCCAGCGGTGTATCCAATGACGCCACCCCACGTCACCATCGCGCCAGAACCGTCAGCGTGTGTCTCAATGACCAGCGTGTCGTGGCCATCCGTCTGCGCCATCGTGTCCCACGGGATACGCGGAGAAGCGTTGAAGTCGTTGGAGGCAATCGTGCCGTCAAGTCCCTGGCCGACACACCCACCATGGAAGGTCTGAGCGAACCAGTCAAAGACGTTGTCCAACACTTCGCCGTATCCGTCAATGAATCCCAACTTGTACGCCCACGCCCACAGCGTCGCGTTGTCAACACCCTGGTCTGGGTGCGGGCCTGGTTCGCCCTGAGCGAGTCCGTAGGCCCAGTACGCAGGCTCCAAGCCAGGGAAAGCGGGAAGCCAGGTGGTCAGGTAGCAGTTGGTGAACTCCTCACCGTTAGCCGCTGCAGCAGCCATGTTGCGGTGCTGCCACATCGACATTCCGCAACAGCCCAACTGAGCGTTGAAGGCCATTCCCCACTTTTCACCAATGGGTTGAACGCCACTCCACTCCAAGAAGCCTTCAACGGGCGTCACGCCTTCAGCAAGAAAGTTGTGTGCGAGCAGTCGCGATTCGTGCGACTCACGGTGTGGTCCTACGCGCCCGGCTTGGACGATTGGTTCAGTGGTCACAGTTGTCTCTCCTAAAGGTGGGATGTCGGGGTGATGCAGAATGATGTGGTCAAGCTTTCGGTGCAGGTCTTCGTTCTCGAGCGCGTGCAGTTTGCGCAGACCGGCTTTCACCCAGTCCTTGAGGAACAGTTGCCAACACACATCCACAGTGAGGAACACCGCTACGCCGGCGACAACGTTGCCAAACCAGTTGTCCAACTGGACCTGGTTGTAGATGAAGTGCCACACGTGGAAGAAGGAGTTACGCAACACTGGCGGTGCGTTTCTTAAAGTCGTCGTACAGTTCCTTCACCATGTCGTTCGTCTTCTTGCCAGTGCCGTTGGCTTCGTTCATCCGTTGCTCAAGTAGACCTTGCCCCGCAACGACTTTGACCATCTGGCCTTCTACGCGGGCGACCCGAACCACCAGACGTGGCGTCCCTTCCGTCATGCCCTCAATAGCTGGTATGCCGTCCAGGTCGCGGTCGCGCTCAAGTTGGCGTTGCGCCTCCTCAGCGTCAGACTTCTTCTTCTCTTTGGCGCGTGGATGGATGACGGTGGACCACACGGTTCCGTACGTACCGGCCACCGTAATCACAGCGGTGTTGAGGATGTCGCCGTTCATGCACTGATTCCAAAGAGCGAGTTGAAATCTGAGTCGTTGCCCACCCACTTAGAGAGGTCCACGTCGTTGGCGATTCCAGGCACCCGTGCAGTTTCGGTGTACTGCCACATGGCCGTGTTGGGCACGCCTGAATTGTCAGGGACTGTGTGGTACGCAGCGACCCACGACAGGCTGATAAGACCACGACGAGGGAAGGACGACTCAGACCCGTAGAGAGCGGTCTGGTTCTCTGCGAAACCTTCCTGAGCTTGGAGCGCACGCAAGAACGTGTTGGCCCAGTTCAGGTTGGTGGATGTCTCAATGTCCAGGCAACGGGCTCGAGCCCCGGCCACGCGCCGGAACAGCGCCAGTTCCTTCTTGACACTCTGGAACATGGCGAAGTGATAGGCAATGACTGGGATGCGGTTCTCGTTGCAACCCTTGAGGTCAGCGCCAAAGTACGGGTTGACGTAGTTCACGCCCTGTGACGCCTTCAATATCGCGCCAATGCAACCAGCCTTCTTAACCTCTTGCCAGTCAATGGGGTGGTCCTGATTAGAGGACACATCAACGATGAACGGTTCCATATAGCTCCTTTTAGAGAATCATTACGATCTGGTTTGCGGGCGCCGGTCCAGGTGCCGTGTACTTCCACACGTGAGCGTTGCCGTCACCGCCACGACCAGTCCACCAAACGTTGCCATCGAAGTAGCAACCGCCTTGGAGAGACGAAGCCGCGATGGTGCCATCAGTGACGGTGACCGCTGAGCCAATGACTCCCGCCGTGGTCACCTGGTAAATGCTGGTGTCGCCATCAGTGGTCCACAGGTCGGTGCCATCAAAGAGAATCGACACCATCGCGACACCTGGGTAGTTGGTTCCCACGCCGCTCGTCGTCACTCGCCACACACCAGGCGTCGTGACGCCGTTGTCGGTCAGCCAAAGATCAGTGCCGTCTGTGCAAATCCCAGTGGGCGACGAGCCGGTGAGCGCGTAGAAAGTTCCCGCGCCAGTCGATGTGTCGATACTCCACACGCCGCCATCGCCGTCAGAGGCCCACATGTTTCCGTCTGGACCTAAGCAGATGTCGTAGAGGCGACCTGCGCCCACCAGCGAGTACGGCGTGACTGCGCCACCGCTCGTGATCTTCCAGAGGTTGTTCTCGAAGTCCGGACCAACGCCAACGGCCCACACATCAGTTTCGTCTGACGCCATCGCAGTTGGGTAATACCCAACAGGGTAGGTGGCGATGTACGTGCCGGACGTATCGAAGACGATGAACGAACCCGGCGAGTAGTAGTAAAGCGCCCACAGGTTGCCGTCCGGCGCAGAGATGATGTCAACGAAGTCAAGACCGCCAGTCTCGGACGAGAAGTTGAACGACGCAACACCCCCTGACGACGTGACTTGCGCGACGACAGAGTTTGCGTCCGAGTTGACCCACATGTTCCCATCCGGACCAACACACGCTTGACCGCCGTAGTTTGCGCCCGGCAGTTCGTATGAAACGAAACTCACAGGTCCACCGCGAACACGAAGTCACACGACAGACCGTCTGCAGAGTCAACGGAGTCAAGGACCACCGCGAACTCATCACCCACGGCAACGGCTGTCACATCAGTTGGAAAGTACGTGGTCCACGAATCGCTGACTGCGAGGGCTGTTAAGCCGCCCACACCTGACCCGTTCTGATTGATGTCCAGCGTGCACGATCCCGCACGCACCTTCACAAGAATCGCCACCAGCGTGCCGGCGTTCTGATAGTTGAACGGTGGCAGGTAGTTCGTTGCGCCTGACGCCACCGCGAGAGTTCCAGAGACTGAGTAGTCCTTGGTGTCGTTGACGGACACCTGTTCCCAGTGTCCGTCGTTCTGGCCGGTCCCGCCTGACTTGTACGTCATCCCTGGCCCTGTGGTGTTTCTAACGAGAGGCATGTCAGTCTCGAATCGCGTAGGGGTCAAGGGTGTAACTGACCGTCCACTCACCAGCGTCAGCGTCAAAGTGATGACCCAAAGACTCCACCGCAAAGAGTTCGTCCACGTACGCCTGTTGCGTTGGGTACGTGCCTGACGTGGAAGCGTTGGGCGTGGAGTGAATGAAGTTGACTACGGTGCCCAAGGGAACAAAGAGGCCAAGGTTAGCTCCACCGTTTCGAGTGACGCTCTTAAGGACGACTTCGCCCACACGAGGAAGCGAACTGCGCGAGAGATAGCCAAGGAACGTGGCCGTGGAAAGTGCCAAGTTGAGCGTCGTGTGAAGTGTCGCAGTCTTGGTGAGCGTGGAGAATCCCCACCTGGCTTCTGCGTCCGTGTTCTCATAAATCTGTTCCGTTCCCGCTTGAGGGGTGACTTGCACCATGGTCCACACGTCAGCGTCATCGCGCAACATCTTCAGCGTGGCACCGTCGTAGTTGTAGATCAGTTCATCGTCACCGTCGTTGTCCGTCCAGACTTCGCTGGCAGATGGCGTGTACGTGTTGGGCGTCCACGTGCCAGTGTTGGTGGATGCGTCCCAATCCCACGTTCCGTAGAACAGTTGGTTGTAGAACGCTGCCGTACCATTTGGCTTCTGGAAGAACGAACCAATGTCCGTGTCCGTCAGTTGGCCGATCAGGTCCAGCGCGGTGGACGTGGTGATGGGAGTATCCCAGTACCACGGTTCCACGGGAATGAAGCCATTGCCATCGGCGTTGTTGACCCACGCCGTGTCTGAGTCGTTGATGTAGTAGAAGTCGTCGGGCAACACAACAGCGCCACCAGTGACACTGCCAAAGCCTGCGAGACAAAGTATCTCCGCAATTCTGTCTCCTGACTGAACCATGGTTGAGGTCACGGGGTAGCCCTGTTGCAGCAACAGGCCAGCCTTAAAACGATTCTGTACTTCGCCTTCCAGAGTGGAGAGGCTCGAGCCATTGCTGACGATGACTTCGTCAACATAGCCACAGAGCCCACCTGTCGTCAGGTTGCCAATGCCAAGGTTGGTGGTGGCAGTCCACGACGTGAGGTCGCCCATATCAAAGAACGTGCCATCCACGTAGCCCTTCAGCACGCCAGACGAGTTCGCGACAACGCCCACGTGGTGCCAGTAACCGTCGCAGACATTGACGCTTGACGTGTAGAGAGTGCTGCCTCCACCGCTTTCAACGGACACTTCAAAGAAGCCGTCTGTGGTGACATTGAGTTGAAGACCGTCATCACCGCTGGTCATACCGTCAGTGAGTTGCGAACCACCCATGGACAACCCAAGAATCCAGAAGTCCAGTCCTGACTGGTCAGAGAACGCAGGCAGGCGAATGACACCCGTGCCCTGGCTGGTGCCGTTGGAAAGGTCCACGCAGGTGTCTGGGTCGTAGATCATTGCGCCATACGTGGGCCACGCGACTTCCAGCAGGTAGTTCCCTGCCGTGCCACCAAGCTCGTCAACAACAAGCGTGCGGTACGCCAAGCCAGTCCCACCAGCCACGCCCACGAAGTCTGCCGTGACGGTGAACTCGGTGGAGTCCGCGGTGGCAATAACAGCGTTCGTCAGGTTCAGCCCGTGGCCACTGGTGACACCAAAGCCACCAATGGTGACGTTCTCGCCGGCCACAAACTGATTGAGAGACTTGAAGGTGACGGTGGTTCCGTCGCCCACCGCGCTCGTGCAGGTGGCCGTGACTGGCGTGTTGAGTCGAAACCACGCTTGCGTCGAAGCGGTGTTGGCGTATGACGGCCAAAACGCTGAGCGGGTCATGTAGCAGAGCGAGAGATACTTGAGAAGGTCTGAACAGTCCACGGACAGGTCAGTGTTGACCACGTCCGTGATGTCCTCTGTGATCGTGTCCGTGTATCCCTTGAAGATTGGGTACGTCACACCGTCCCACGTCCCTGTGATGGCCAGGGGCATCCTGGCGTCAATCACGTAGCCCGTACCGTTGCCGTCTGGGCCCGTGGGGTACTCAGAGTCGCCACCGTTGAAGAAGTAGCCCGTGCGGTTGTTGAAGGTCAGCGTGGCCGTTCCAGCTTCCACCCGGTCCAAGAAGTGCTGACGCCCAGATTGGGTGTCAAACTCCTTGATGTAGGCAGACACGTTGGTCCAGTAGTCGTTGGACTCGCCAGAGTCAGGGAGTGCCTGTAGCAGCGCCGTGACCAAGGTGGTGTCGTCGTATGTGGGGTTGAACGCCAAGTAGACATCTGGCTTGGGAAGGGAAGCAATCGTCGTCATGAAATGTGCTTCGTTCCAGGCACTTGGTTCTTCACGCTGTCAGGGAGTTGGCGTTGCGCCCACTTGCCCAAGACATTGCCCTTGCGCCTCGCCTGCTTGGTGAGTTCCACTAAGACCAGTGTGGCGACCTGCCGGATGAAAGTGGGGGATGACAGAAGCGCGTCGGCAATGACCTTGGCTGACATCTCAATGGTCCACTGTTCGTCCGTCGTATCGCTATCAGTCTGGAAACTCACTTCGTCACCTTCACCTTGACCGTCACGGACTTCTTGCCACCCTTACCTGCAGCTTGGCGCTGTAGGTACTGCATCGTTGCCGTAGTAAGACCTTGTGTCGCGGTGCCCTTGGCGAACGCTGCGGAGAGCCCTGATGCCCCGTATTTGAGGTCGTTCTTGGTCTTCCCGGCCAAACGAGTCGTGCCGTGAGTGCCTACACCAGCCAGGTCCATGAGGACGCCAGTGGCCTTCGTCACGGCCGTGCCCAAGCCAAGGAAGTTGTGCTTGAGAATCTCCGTTGTCCCAACGAATGCGCCAATACCCGCAGCGCCCAATAGACCGGCCTTACCAGCTACAGAACCGCCGCCTTCAGCGTCACCCACACCGCCTTCCGTGGCGATGGTTTCCAGTTGAGTGGTTTGGCCACCGAGCAACGAGACAATCTCTGTGGTGTTGGACGCAATGACTTCCAACGGTGACATCAGCGTTGACGTTTGCGCCACGGTGGATGCGTTCTTGCCAAACGAGGACATGACGCCTTGGGCGACACTGTAGAGCTTGTAGCCAACGGCGGCAGCGAACAGAGTGCCAGCGCCGATCATTGCGCCCTTCATCACTTCAGGGTGCTTGTCCAGGTAGTCCATCGCGTCAATGAGGACATTGGCCGCCTTCTCCACGTAGGGAAGGATGTGCAAGCCAAACTCAATGGCCACCTTGTTCAACCGCTCCTCAATGATCTTGAGTTGGTTGTCCAGTTGCCCACGAGCGATGTTGGCTGACACGTTCAGCCCTGCGCCACTGGCACCGTTGGCCTTGGTGATGGTCGTAGAAAGCGTGCTGATGTTGTGGATGAGGGCTTCACCAGCGCCCACACCCGTGGCACCAAAGATGGCCGTGAGATACTGCTGCAACTTGGGCAGCGATCCGTCTGCAGTCGTCTTCAGGTACTTAAGCCCGTTGACGAGCCCGTTGGGACCAGTGAAGGCGTCACGAGTCTTGTCAACATTCAAGCCCACATCCACCAGGGAGTTCACATAGCTCGCGCTCGTGGTGGTCAGTTTCCCGTTCGCCACAGAGGTCGTGGTCATTGGTCCTTGCAGGGCACCAAGTTTGTTGACGAAGGTGGCAATCTGACGAGTCTGCGTGATGCCGGCCAAAGAGAACTCGTTGGCGACAGCAACCGCTTCACCAGCGCTCTGGTGGTAGGCAGCGAACGCTGAACCCACCTTGCCTGAGAGAAGCCCCACGACACCCTGCAAACCAGACTCGTTGCCCTTCAGAGCAACCGTCAAGATGTCCGCAACCTTGGCTGACGACATCCCAGACGTAATGCCAAGGTTCTGCGCCGCCACTAACGCCTGCGTGGTTTCAGCCACGGGCTGTTGGGAGATGAGGGCGAGCTTGGAGGCAGCCGCGACTGCCTTGTCAGCCGCCGCTCGCTTGTAGCCAGCGGCTTCCACCGCCTGATACGCAGCGACGATGTCCGTGGCACTCTGTCCGTTGGTCGCAGAGAGGTTCAGCGACTCCGTAGAGATGTGCTTTAGCTCAGAGGCAGTGACGTTGGTGGTGTTCCGTAATTGGTCCAGCGCGGTCTGAAACTTGTACGCCTTGACCGTGGCGTAGGCGGCGAATGCGACACCCACCCCAATGATGGCCGTGGACGCCTTGCCTGCAAAACTCGAGATTTTGGAGCCAGTGGTATCACCAGCAGCGCCAAACTCCTCCATCTTGGCAGAAGCCTCGTCCATCTTGGCTGAGTATTCCTTGGTGTCCGCAAGAAGGGTAGCGATAACTGGGGGCAGAAGTCCAGCCATGTGTTACTCCTCTTGAGCGGTCAATACCAGGCGTTCGTACAACTCAGCAAGATCATCCTTGGAGTCTTCAACGGCGGGTTTTAGGAATGGAAACGGTCGTGTGGTGAAGTACGGGAACACTCCTCGTCCGGTGTAACCAAGTTCAATGCGCCGGCCATACACAGTTCGTGGTCCAGTGACGATGGACCAGGTTCCAAGACCAACACGGACCGGAGTGGACGCGCGAATGGACTGTTGCAAGAATCCCGATCGGCGCGTGGGAATGGGCCATGCGTCACTTCGCCAGACATCCGTTGCAAGAGCTTCGCCACCACCGATGAAGACAGCCTTGGCACGCTTGTTGATGATTTCTGCGCCAGCCACCACGAACTTAAAAGCGGCGATGTCCTGCTTGTCCTTGAGTTTGTCCAAGGACGCCTGGAACTTGGAGATGCCGTCGATGTGGACTGCAGCTTCTTCGTCACTCATTGCGCACTCGATTCACCAGAGCATGGATTTCCAGAAGCCACCGGATGCTCTCTCGAGACTCGTTGAGATACTCCTGATGCGAGCAACGAAACGTCGTGCGGTAGACGTACTCCGAATAGCGAGCGACGGTTGACCCTTCAGGGTCTTCAGCCGAGTGCCCACGTAAGGCGCTGTCTAGGCGACTGAG